CCCAAATGACCGTAGCGCCGTGGAAGAACTCAGCCGTAACATCGTAGATGACCGACTCTACGCTCTCCATATTCATCATTCGCCCTCCTGTTTTGGACCATCCTCAGCATCCAAACACTGAACGAATGTTGCTGTCCAGTGTCTCAGAGGAGTGTTCTCACTCAGCCTGCTTGACAGGCACTCAAACCACTTCCCTTGAAAGTAAACACGGTCTGCTTTCTGCTTTTTATGCTCATCCTCAGCCAAAATCTCGTAATCACAGAATACTTTCAACTTCTGAACTGATTTTCTGCCGTCCTCTTCGGTCTTTATGGTGTCCTCTAAGGTCTGTATGTCCATAGGCAGCGTTAAATCTTCATAGGGTATAGAAGAATAGCCTCGAACATATTTAGGCTCTGAATAACGCCTCAGCGTGTAATTCTTCTTTAAGAAATTCATCAGTCTCCACTTCCTTTCTGCTTGATTTCGTAATTGACCGACTGTCTCATTCGTCCAGTATCAATCAATGGTTTGGATGAGCCTTTCTTCTTGACAGTCGATGCCGCATTTGGTGCGAAACTGCCGTCCGTAATCTTCTCTTGGATGAGGTCTTTCTGAAAAATCCCTATCTCCTTGAGGACCTGTTCGGCAGAAATTCCTCTCACGAGGTCTTTTTTCTTCTCCTGCAAGAAACTTTTAATCTTTGATGCGTTATCATCTACGCTCATACGCAAAAACGGACGAGCCGGAATATGCACAGTTCCGAGTTCATTCCATGCTGCAATGTCGCAGATGTCCGTGCCGTCCTCCTCAGTGGCTTTGCCATGCTGAAATCCAACACGCACTTCCTTTTCCGCCAGTTCCTTGAGCATTTTCTGAAACTTTCTGCCATCCGCTGTCACGGTATCGGTAATTCTCACACTCATTGAGCCTCTCCCGCTGATACAATCGGGATTATTGCATTTCTCCGGAGCGTAAGAAACTCCAAGCCATATACGGTAAGTGCATATTCCGCATCGACTTGGAGGTTCGTTTGCTGTCCGGTCGTATAACTGATTGAGGTTTCGCCCTCTGAATATGAGCCAACTCTGAGCGAGTCTGCGATAGTTCCTGTTCCGGTATCTCCGTATCCATTCATCTTCAACTTATGGGCGGTCAGATACGCCAGTGCCTTTTGGTATGACGCTCCGAACCGCTTCTCGCTGATTTGGTCTGAATACAGTTCTATGAACGACTTGACACCGTGCTGAGTAACTTTGCCGTCATCGTTGACGACATCTTCATCCGGCAGGCTGTCAAATTCCTTTGCAACCATTCGGAATATTTCTAAGGCATTCATAGAGCCACCTCCCAACTTATTTGCTGAGAGCAGCCTTTACCTTTTTGCGTACATCTGCGAGGTCCTTGCACTCTGCCGGGTTGATACCGAGTTCCTGTGCAAGAGCGGCTACCTCTTCATCGGATGCGTCCTTGAGACCGTCTAACTTTGCTTTCTTCTCAGCCGCAGCCTTAGCCTCTGCTTCCGCCTTTGCCTTATCTTCCTCGGCTTTCTTCTCAGCCGCAGCCTTTGTTGCGGCGGTAGACTTACCGGACAGGGATACTAACCCCATATTCTTGTACACTTCCAAGATAGGACTTGTCTCAAAAGCAATCGGCACTTCCTTGGTTTCCCCCGGAAGCACCGTTACCTCGCCAACTCCAATTACCTTTTCAGATAAGTTTGTCATCTTGATTGCCATTTCGCATTTCCTCCTTTTCTCAGACTACGCTCCGACTGCAATGAGTGCAGAGAGCGGATAATAGATGATGCAACCTGCGACACGCTCCTCGCAAGGAACGATTACCTCGAGGTTTCTGTTCTGTAACGGATACTGATAGAACGGCATCGGAATTTCGAGGCTGAACTTATCAGCAGAGTTCGTGTACAGGAACATAACGCCCTTGTTGTAAGGGTTGGTATCCTCTGCATCAGACTCTAACTCCGGTGCAGACACAATATCCTTGAGGTACGGAGCATTCTCCTTGAGGAAGCGAAGCACTGTATATCCAGTGTTCGGAATCTGACGAGTGGAGATGTCGATGTAGACACTGTGCGGAAGCATAAGAGTGTCTGCGTGTTCTACACCCTTGGTAATCTTCGCCTGGTATGCAAACATACCATTGATGTCATCAAGGATTTGAGCCGCTGTCTTATGCTTAAAGTCTGTGTACTTCTGACCGCCAACTTCTACCTCGCTGAGGGTGTAAAGAGGAATATTGTTGTCGGTAGACAAAACTCCGACAAG